CACATACAGCAGCATCCGGTTCATCCGGAAGGTGGCCCACAAAAATAGGCCACGCTCCGAAGGGTTGTACGGAATGCAAGGTGCCCATGCCGCGTAATATGAGGGCGGCCCGTAAAACTTCTGCTGGTGAGTTTTCGTATTCCATTTCTTCCTCGCTAACTATTGGTTCGTCTATTAACGGGGTGCCTATAAAAACATCCTGCGCCGTGAACACGTATATTTGAATAAGGGCCGGGGCATCCACCACCGGCACACCAATTTCGATATCGAACGTACTAAGAGCGTGTAACTGTCCCATGGCCGGGGCTTCAATTACCGGGGCGTTCATTGTTATACCATAAGCTATGAGCGCATGTAAAGAGGTAAGCACCGGGGCATCCACAACGGGGGTGCCCACGGTCACATCGTTGGCTGTGAGTACGTATATAAAGGTAAGCGCCGGGGTATCTACAACGGGGGTGCCCACGGTCACATCATTGGCTGTGAGGCTGTGATTTTGCCCAAGCGCCGGGGTATCTACAACGGGGGTCCCAGCCATTACATCATTGGCTGTGAGTACGTGTACCTGCGCGAGCGCAGGAGTATCCACAACCGGCGTCCCGGTCGTTACATCATTGGCAGTAAGGTTATGATTTTGTCCAAGGGCCGGGGCATCCACAACCGGCGTCCCGGCCGTTACATCGTTCGCAGTTAGGCTATGCACCTGCGCGAGGGCGGGAGCGTCAACTACCGGCGTCCCGGTCGTTACATCATTGGCCGTTAGATTATGGTTCTGCTCAAGGGCCGGGGCGTCCACAACGGGGGTGCCTACCAACACTTCATCGGCTGTGAGATTATATATTTCACCAAGGTCGGGGGCATCCACAACGGGGGTGCCCACGTCAATATCGGAGGCTATGAGACTATGGTTTTGCCCTATAGCCGGGGCATCGATAACGGGCGGTCCCACCGTGATATCATGGGTTAGAAAAAAGTGATTGAAGCCGGTAAATTCCGGCTCACCAATCACGGGGGCAGCGAGGGTCACTTTGGTAGCGGTAAAATAGTGGTGTTGTGTAAAGGCCGGGGCATCTATTACCGGGGCATCAAGGTCGATATCCTGGCCGGTAAGCGCATCCACCAGCGTATAGTCTACCTCTATAATTATATAGGTAACTCGGCGGTCATCATCACCCGGGTCGGAGGTGTCATTCAACACACCCGCCTGGAGATCGTCTATTTCTGCCGGGGTCCAAGCGCTCGAAGTCCATGGGTTGGTGTTTAATTGATGGGTATATGTAACGTAGATGTTGGATAAGCTCTTCTGGCTTGAATCATCCGTGTTGGAACCGTCGTCCCGGAGTCGGACCTTTAAGAACCCATCACCCTCCACGCCACCGGTCCGCCTCGCCCGCACCTTTACCGTTACGGAATTGATAATAGCGGTGGGGTAAGTAGCCGCAAAATCATCTACGTCAAAGGTTTGTGATACAGCGAATATACTATCACAGTAGATGTATTTGGTGTCACCGTCGCTCGTGTAAACAGCCTGGGCTTTATTCCTACCGGCACCAAGTAACCAGTTATCGTCGTTCCCGACTGCAGTAACGTATAGGGTTACAACGGCCATTTCTTACCCTCGACGGTTTCGGTTGGCATGTTAGGAAGGATCGGGTATTTCGATATCGAAGGCCGCAAGTGAGAAAGCGTTGCCACTTGTAACACCCTGCGAGCTGGCAAGCGGCCCGGCCACCAAGAGCCGGGAACCGTCCACGATAGCAAAGTCGGTCACCGTGCCGGTGCCGTCCACGGTGCCATCGGAGATAGCATCAACAGTGATCTTCCTACCGCTCACATCCCCGTTCGCCGGGCCGGTGAACGTTGGTGGGGCTTTGTTACCCTTTGTAACAGCGGCCACGCCCGCATAATTGGCGGGCTCGGACGTGCATATGTGTAACACCGTGGCGTTATCGCCGACCTCATCTAAACAGGCGTCCAATGTGTCGTCATGAATCATAACCATTTTTTAGTTCTCCTGCCTATGTTTAAAACCTTTCTGCTTCCACGGCCTTAATCACAATAGCACCCATTCGGTCGCGTTTTTCCCGCAAGGGTTGTTCAAGGAACTTAGCTTGCTTACCGGGTTTGTGTTTGGCCTCCATGTTCTCGTGTACGTACACGGCATAGTCGGTGCCGTAACTCACAATACAGGCCGAATCAAATCCAACCCCTTCCATTCGCGTGTTAGCAGAAGACCGTAATACGTTTTTGTCAATGGGTACGATCTTCATACTTTCGCGTTGTAGGAAAAGGCCCGCCCTAAAAAGGCCCTTGCGGAGGCCCTTCGCGTGGCGGCACTTGCGGGCCATGAATGCACGTTTAATTTTCTTAACACCCTGCACGCTCACAGGTATGCCTCCCTTAGGAATTCGGTTGCTTTTAAATTAGGTGTTTTGTCAAACCGGCGTATCTCATACGCGCCTTCATTGTTATTGGGATCACTCTCGTCGGTAAGGTCATTCCGGTCGCCTAACCACAAGAACCCACCCACCGACACCTCAGTACCACCGGGCAAGACCGGGCAATACACCACCGCGTTCGAGCGCCGGGTGGTGCCTTGGGTATCCAAGAACTCTTTGGTCTTAGCTTCCCACCGGACCCGGTAGTTACCACCGCCGTCAGGAATGATCACTAACTCGGTGAGTGAGCCATGGCTTGCCCGCCCAAAGTCATTGGGCGTAGCCGGTGGCCAGTAGATGGCGTTCTGCCGCCGCATCTTACTAATGATGCCCATGGTGGTCTCCTAATTATAGCTCTTAGGTACCGGGCTTGATAACGGCTATTGTCAAAGCGGTCACGCCGTCATAGGTAAGCTGCACTTTGCTATTAGCATCGTTATACGTCGATGCAGGGAATGGGCCGAGCATACGCTCCTCGGCGTTTGTTATCTCCACATCACGGTCCGCCACGGCCAAACCGTCCACGGTGGCCTGTGTTTCAATGGTAACGGTTTGCGGAGATGAGTGTCCATTTTTAATATGGATAAATTCATCGCCGCTGTTCACGAACTCGTCGCCGCCACCAGCACAAGACGCATACGTAGCCTCCAGCCCGGCACGGACTATTTGTTGCACGGTCAAGGTTGCCATGTTACCTCCTTAATTTATTGGAAAATCTTCTACCGCGAGACCAAGCCATGCGGCACTTACTCGCGGTTTACCTTTTTTCGTATCGTCGTTCAACTTGGCCAGGCCACCATTGGTATCCAACCGCATGGCAGTTTGTCCATAGTGCGATGTATCGAACCCAAGGCCAACCCTTGATTGGAATGCACCAGCAGTGGATCCCGCTTTCTCACTTATATAGCGGGGGTCGCGGTGGGTGTATAGGTGAGCGGCAAGCCACCGTTCGATAAGTTCAAGCCTTTCATCCGTGTATTCGGTGTCCGGCCCGGCGGTATCCGTGCAACATTCGGTCACCAATTCATTAGCTACCGTGATAAAAGGCTCCATGGCCGCGTCGTCTGGCACCACACTGACGTCAAGCTCAATAATACTTTCCACCTGCGCCTTAGTTGTACGTACCATCTAACACCTCCGGGATACTTATAAGGAACGGGGCCACCGTTTAATCTTTGAGATAGTCCGTGATAAAGGCACTAACCTCCCTCTTTTTAAGAGGTTTTTCATTGACGGGCTCTTCGTCGTCAACTTCGTACAACCACCAACCGCGTTTATCCTTTTTTACCGCAAGGCCGCCTTCTTTTGCCTTGGGAAAATTGGAGGTCACATCTTTAAGCACCGGGGCGGTAATGCCCTCGGCACCCTTTTCGGCCGCCTCCTGGATCTCGGTCTTTTCGGGGGCCGGGGTGTCCACGCTCTGTTTAAGAACGGGCGTCGGTGGCTCCGGGTATACTACTTCGAACTTATTAGGGAACTTGGTACAAAGCTCCGGATCGTCACACACAAAAGTCTCTCCGGATAGGACGGCGGTGCCGTCGGCCGTAACATGAACGCCGCCCTTATTTAGATACTTCACCATTTTAGTCTCCTTGTTTGGTTAATTCCGTACTCCGGCCCGGTACAAGGGCCGCCCCTGGCGGGCGAGGTTGCCGCCAGGGGTTAATTAAAACACCAGGACGGTGCTTACACCGAACCGTGAACGATGCACGTGTTGCCGTTATAGTCGGATCGCAGGTGTGGCACGATAATCGCCATCACCTTGAAGTTGAGCTGCATACCGCC